CGACCACCAAAAGTCTTAAGACGTTCACCAGCAGGTCGAACACCGCTAGTATCAAAAGTAGGAAGCTTTCCGTCGTAAAGTAGAGAGATGAGACTACGGAGGCTCTCAGCCCAACCTTGTTTGGAGTCTTCCACGACAATAAGAGGGCCGTCTTCCAGCTTCTCAGGTACGACAGGAAGATTTCCGATATACTGGCGTTCAACACTAAAGCCAACTCCTGTGCCACACATTAAGATGAACATCGCCTCGTCAAAGGCGCGGGGATCATCAACGGGGAGGTATGAACAATTGTAACCGGCTACGTGATCGCGATCGAGGGCCGGACCCGCCGTCATCAGAGCACGCATTGAGGGCATGACTTCGAGATTCAGAATAGAATTGAATAGATCACAATACGTTTGACTGTCGTTGCCATCATCCCAAATAATTGGTGTCACGACATGGTGCATGTACCGGCCAACGGTCTCTTCCCACGTCTCCCGTCGTCCCTTATCATCGAGCCACCGAGCATAGCGACTGAGAGCAATAAAACGACTATAGTCATTCATCATTAGTGTATTCGGTCTCCAAGATCAGTTGCAAATAATGAATGGCTTTTTCGATATCTTGTCGTCCGCCCTTCACCTTATGACGACATACGTACTTAATAGCATTGCCCTCTAGAAAGGAAAGCCCGTTGGTCGTGATGAACTCAACGGGCTGTATCTTCATGTTTTTGTAATGGGCTCCGCCGACTTGCACGTCTAACGGATTATCGACCATAACGGAGTTCGTCCTCCAGATCAGATTGTCGATTCAGCACATCCTGGAAGAAAGCTGTGATAATCTCACTGGTCTTCAACTCAAGCAATTCCACTAGTTCCCAAGCCTCAAACTTGTCTTCCAGTGCTTTAATAAATTCTCGTTGTGTTAGATTAGGCATAAATTCGTTTCATATCTAAATCTTGATCCTTTTACCCGTTGACCAAGATCCGCACTCGTTACATTGTAGTCGCTGTGTCTTAAAGAACTTCGATCGTCGGAAGCCACGAAGTTGAACGTGTTTCGACCCACAAGCACCGCACTCGCCCTTGTCGTCCCCTAGATGCGGGTGATTATTGATGAACGGTAGGATCTTCGTGTACAACTTGGCGGTGACTCGAACGTCCTGAACACAATACTTTTCCATACGTGCTCGGGCCTTGTTGTCACCTTCGAGGACCGACCGCCACAACCGGAAACCCTCGTGCTTCATCTTCGAGCCGATACCGAGAAGAGGCGCGATATAGGCCAATCGGTTCATTACGAACCCCAGGCCCTTCACGGTCTTAATCAGATCGATCGAAGTAGGAGGTGCGAACGGTTTCTCGCCTTCCAATAGTAGATGGCCGCGGATCTTAGGTAGATCATATCGATTACCGTTGTAGGTAACGACAGCATCGGCTTCGTCTAGCAACTTCCGAAGCTCTTTGGCCATCGACTTCTTACCGTCTTTCCATTCAGACATAAATACGAAGTCTTTAGTACCGATCCAGTGAGCGCAGAAACACAACAGTCCGCCAGCATCGATTAACTGATCAGGGGCGATGTTTTCGTCCCACATCTTCCATACGTAAGCCGTTGCTGGAGACCATTCAATGTCCAAGACAAGGATCTTGTTTTTTACTTTAGCCATTCGTCTGGGATCCCCCCATCGGCTGCGGGAAACCCGTTCTTAGCCGCCCATTGTAAATAGCTCATCTTAGAGCCACGACTTAATTTGTTCTCGCCCTTCATGAAGACAATCCTGATGTCGAGATCGGGATGCGCCTTCTTAACCGCAATCATTTTAGATCTGGTCTCTTGATCCAACTTCCCTTTAGCCTCAATAAAGATACCATTGGGAAGTTGGAAATCGGGACAGTAAGTACGCTCCAACACATAGGCCAATTTTACGGGCTCGTATTGGTACTTGATCTTATTGCGTTCTAGTTGAGTGGCGAGAGTTCTTTCGAACACGCTACGCAATCGTTAGGCTTCCGGGATACGATGAACGTGCTTAACCATGCTCACAGGAGCATAGGCTTCGAAGTTGACGCCGTAACCATCTTCGGTGTGAGTACCGACAGCAACAAACGTAGACGTCGTTACCAAGACACCAGTGGCATCGTGGGTGTCGCCGTCTGTATAGGTAATTCGATAGGTGCGGATCTGCGGACCTTCGAGGTCCTTTGGCTTGTCACCAGTCGTAGTTTGGTTGGCGACTAGTTCGATAATATTATCGCTCAATTATTTACTCTCTAATAGGGAAAGTTTCTAGCACGCGAGGTTCTTTCTCGACATGTGTAAAATATTTAGGTTTGTTTGAGTAATCAAAGACACGTAACCCGGCACCGCCGTTAGCATCCTTCCAACAATCGAATTTGAAAGAACAGTAAGTGCAGTCGTTGGCTAAGACCATGTTACCAGATTGTCCGTCCGGCACGGGATCATAGCAACGATCGGGAACGTCTTTACTATCCAACGCATTACGTAGGTAGTCGATACGTGAGGGGATGTCGAGGACTTCTAACTCGTCTTTAGGGGCATCAAGGATGGCGAGTTCGGCGGTGTCTTTATTTACCGCCAACCATGCTCCGTCCTTGTCGAGAGCCTTAGAGTACCCGGCTAATTGCTCGTAGTAACCAAAGCTGTCGTTATCAGGAAGAGTGCCCTTTCGAAACTTCTCAAAGGCGAAACGAGACGCGGACTTAACGTCAACGACAACATCGTCAATGATGGCATCGATGTGCCCCTTGATCCCGTTGACCTCGACTTCCTCTTGTCGTTTCTCTACTGTGTGACCAGCCTCTTCGGCTAACCACAACAGCAGTTCTTCCCAAATATCCCCCATCAAGAACTTCCGTAGGGTTGTTCCGTCTAGGTTGCGTCGCCCGTTAGGTTGTTGGGCTTCGTACCAAAGTTGTCGAGCCGGTTTCCCAATATTCGACATACGTAAGGTCAGTCGTTCATCACCCTCTTCGAGATTGCGGCTAAGGCCACGGCCAATTGCAGTTGCAATCCGGCCAGCCAATTCGCCAAGGCGTTCTTCACTAGGCTGATGTCCCTTCTCAAAAAGCGCGTCAATGTCACTCGGAAGTTCACTTAGTTGTTTCATGATGTACAGTGGAGACGGGTCCAAAACTTCTTATCCCGTCATTCGTTCCTAGGAGTAGGAGACGTGGAACAATCCTACTTAGTTCCAAACCTCGCCATCAAGAGCCTTACGCGGTTCCTCGCGAATGGGAAGTTGTTCCTTGCCCTCATACGGGATGTGATCCCACACTTGAACCTTGATAACCGACGCTCGCGTTCCCTTCTTGCGCCCAAACTCCCACTCTTGGGTGTCGTACAGAACGTTAAGGGTTGAACCGTTGCCGATCATAACCGATCGGTCCCAATCGTTACCTTTGTCGTCTACAACAGCGATGGGCTTTGCCGGAGTGCCGTCCTTCTTGTAGGCTCGACGCTTGAAGGTGATGAACTTCGCACCAGTCTTCTCGTCTACTCGGACCTTGAAGTAATCGGGAACTTCCCCTTCGACCTCTAGATCGAAAGCCCATTCCTTGTTTTGTTCACCGGGGTCGTAACCGTCAATCGGCTTGCCGAGGATCTTAACAAATCGGGCCTTGCCCTGAATAATAGCCAATGCTTATTTTCTCTTAGTTGAAGTGGCACGCCGTCCGGGACTCGAACCCGTCTATCTGGTTTTGGAGACCAGTGCATCGCCTCTAAATGCTTCCGGCATGTGGAGCCGCCTAGAGGTTTCGAACCCCTCACCTCCTGGATACAAAACAGGCGCTCTGCCTAATGAGCTAAGGCGGCAAACTTATGGGGAACTTGTCCCCGTTCCTTACTCTTATATTATACCTCGATTAGGAGGTATTGTCAACTATTTATTCTTCACTATCTTCATAAGTACAATCGGGACAATAACCATGACCATCAAATAGTCTCATAGGTGTGAGACATCCACACCCGTCACACCAATCCATCGATTCTTCTTGACAATCCTCATCTTCCATGATAAAATCTCTTTACGGTGGTGATAAATAGGGATACTAACTACCGTCCATAGTAAGCTTCAATAGACCCATTAATATTAGTGGCACTCTGCCCAATTGGCTCCGATTTTGTAATCTCCGT